AAATTTGATACTGTTGAGCCTACTAATCTTACTTTTGGAGATCCGCTGTTATAATATGGGATCCCGGAAACATATCGATAAGATCCTGCAGTATCCTCTTCTAATGTAGCGCTACTGATATCTAATGTAGGAACTGACGACAGATTGTCTTTTATTATATAAACCTCGTTAGTATCACCAGTAGTTGAATGTGATAGTTTGGCTCGATGTGCTCCAGTTTGCTGACTAGAGATATCTTTGGTAATACGAGCAGTGAATACTTGATAATAGTTCTGTGGGTATGTTGTTGACAGCTCACTGTAAGCATCGCCCTCGCTTGTAACCACAAGACTAGTAAACGTACCAGTTTCACCTGTGGAAAGTGAAAACGATTTAGAGCCATCTTCGCTATTATCCCACAATGCTGTAAGCGCGCCAGTAGTTGCATCATAAACGTCACTAACAACATCTGTTGAGATGCTAGTAGTAGTATCATATCTCCTAGCAGTAGATGTATTTAAACTATCACCTGCGCTTACTGCACCACTAGTGTAATCTGTAAATCCATAAGCAAGTTTACTTGTGTCTTGTGCTGAAGTCGATAGAGTAAGAGATTTGCTACTGAGTCCGGCTGGAGCGGCTGGAATGTTTTTTAGGGTAAACGTAATTGTATCAGTATCTTGTTGGGCTGTAATATCAGGAGTACCGTTTGCAGTCATCGTTAGAGTATAATTACCTACTGACGCTGATTGATAATCGTGTGTAATTGCAGCTCCAATACTTCCTGCAGCACTACCATTTTCAACAACAGAATCATCATTACCATCACCCCAAACGTATGAGTAACTGTCTGCATTTTGAGTTGTGTTAGTTACAGTAACTATTGCTCTATTTGCACCAGACAAGTCAGCTTGCTTATACAATGTAAGAGTGGAATCATTTGAGGCCTTTTGACTAGACGTTGTTGATGTGCCGTTAATTGACGCTCTTACATCTGGCTCTACATGCACTGTAAAATTTGAGCTGATAAACGGGCTCTGAGTATGGTTACTAATTACTCTTAGGTTACCTGTATAGTCAGCTGAATTACCATTTGCTTGATCAGATGCACTTAATGTGTACGTGTGATTAATTGTTCTACCAGTATCACCACTAGCACCAGACCCTGCGTTTACTGTTGTTGTTTGACCGTCACCCCATGTCCACAAATACTGGATTCCATATGCTGAATAGCTACCTATAGTGTTTTCCGTATTGTTAGTTGCAGTTACAACCAACCCACTGCTAGCTTCTTCGTTTATTCCGCTTGTAGTACTAAGTGATGTTTCTGGTGTATGGGTGTCGTACACCTTTATTGTAACAGGACTAGCTGAAACTGGAATCACAGATGGATTAGCAGTAGAGTGAGAATCCAGATTCATGCTTACTGTAAAAGTTTGCTCTGTCTCAGTAGCCGTGTCAAAAGTATGCTGCAACCTACTACCAGCTGAGCCCCCAGATGCAGAATCATTTGTTATTATAACATCACTACTACTATCACCCCACGTAATCCTATATTGTATGGTAGCAGCACCTATTTCTGTAGAGTTGTTCTCGAGATATACGGGTGAACCATCATCAACAAAGGTTATGGGTGATCCACCTGTACTAGCACCATAGATTTGAAACGAAGCAGTTGGATCAGCAGTATAGACAACTACGTAGTTTGCTATAGTAGAGCTCGCTTCACTACCAGAACCTCCACCACCATCGTTATATGCTCTTACTGTTACAGTAAACGGACTGCCTACGTTAGTGCTGTAAGTGTGTGATGGAGTTGTATCAGTGGTCGCTATAGTAGACGTACCATCGCCCCAGTAAATATCGTATTTGTTTGGATTACCTTGTGTAGTCAAGGTGAGAGTAACTGTAAACCCTGCACCTCCTGCCAGCGGAGTACCAGTAAAAGAGACATTTTTTACAAACGTGTCGTTTCTAACATTTTCAATAACTTCATTCAGATCATCGATGACATCTGTAACAGTTTGTGTGTTAGAGAACCCCTGATAAGCACCGTGTGTAGTCCAAGATCCGTCAGATGGACTGCCAACAGTTATAGTATTGGCTACAGAAGTGTTACCGCTCTGGCCGACCTGGCTTTGACCGCCAACTCCAGATGACGAGATAGTAATAGTGCTGGAGTTTTGAGAAACCGTTACTCCGCTACCAGCTCTAATGGTTTTATTGTTAGCTACTAAAAGATATTTGTCGAGCTCGTTTCTTGTAACTACAGTTGTATCGCCACCACTAGTAGTTGAACTTATAGTAGTCGTGTTGCCAGTTGAACCTATTTCTATCTCTTTAGCTATAAGTTTTACAGGCTCGTTATTTGCATTGGTGACAAATAAATCACCTGCATTTGTTACAGATAACTTTACGCCCCCAACATAGATTGTGTTACCACTTAGGTATAAATCACGCCATGACCTTTGAGGTGATCCTAAATCGTAGGTGACGTTTGCACTTGGAATTAAATCGGATGACAGATTGGTTAAATTAGCAACCTGCAAGTATTGATCTAATTGACTTGTATTTGCAAAAGATGTAGTATTAGCAACTTGAAGATATCTGTCCAGTTCACTTTGGGTGATTCCTCCACCACCACCTGACCCAGCAGACCCCACCCACTTACCAGACGCAGCATCGTATTTTAGAAAATATCCATCTTGCTTAGCGCTATCTCGATCTACATCGTCTAAGAACTCTAATCTTACTTCACCTGAACCGGCCGAACCGCCACCAGCAAGGTTTAATCTAGAAACTTGTGCTGAAATCGCAGCTCTAAAATCTTCAAACTGCCTAAGCAGTTTGCTTTCAATAGGACCTACGTCGGGTGATTCACCGTCCTTACCAGGCTCACCTTGAGGGCCTTGCTCACCGCGCTCACCTTGATCACCCTTTAGACCTTGAGGACCTTGTTCTCCGCGCTCTCCTTGTTGGCCATCTAAACCTGGATCGCCTTTTTCTCCCTTCTCACCCCTTTCACCGCGTTCGCCGGTGTCTCCTTTGTCTCCTTTAGTACCTTTAAGGCCTCTGGGACCAATAGGTCCTATCTCACCCTTAGCCCCTTTTTCGCCTTTCTCACCTTTTGGACCTGCTTCACCTTGAGGTCCAATTTCACCTTGTATACCCTGTGGACCTTGAGGTCCTTCTTCACCAATAAGACCAGGTGCGCCTTGCTCACCTTGAGGACCTTCAGGTCCTTCTGGTCCGATTACGCTGCCTAGATTAATCTGTTGTTTGTTGGAAAAAGCAACGATAAGGTCGTTGTTTTCAATGAGTACACCGGAAATAGATATTCCATCTTTTCCGTCTTCGCCTTTGGGTCCTACGGGTCCTTCGGGACCAACGGGGCCCTCGGTACCTTGCTCACCGGGCGGTCCTTCTACAAGTAATGGGAGTCTTGCTAGCTCTTTAAGCTCCTTCCTAAGACCGTCGATCTCGGTCTTAGTATATTTAAGGAGTAAAGCTAGAAGTTTAGCGCGTTCGACTTCATTCATCATCGTCCTCGATGTTCTCAGAAGCCATCGAATCCATGAATCGAGTCATACTTTCAACTAGTCTTTTTTCTTCTTCGCTGATAGTAGGTTGTGGTACAAATTGTTCCTGCTGATCTTGTTGATCTTGCTGTTTGGGTTGATCTTGTTGTCCGGCTTTGTAATCTACTACTCCACCTAGTGCACCTTCGTCATCCATTTCCTGGCGTTCAGCATCAATCTCTTTATCTACATTCTTAATATCCTCTTCGGTCATACGAAGAATGTTTTCACGTACCCACTTCATAGAATAATATTTGCCTACCAAGGGATCAATCTCACCTGCAAGGCGGAGACGCTCTGTCATAATCTCAGTTTCTTTTAACTCAGAAAAATAATTGTCCTCTTTGAAGTCGTAGTGAATGGTGTTACGCATTTCTTCCCAATCAGCTCGGGAAAGTACACCTTTCAATACAAGTTGAATTTCCAAAAGACCATCGAACAGATGAGTAAATCTGCTTCGAAGACGCTGTACAAACTTGTTAAACTTTATCTCGTCTCTAGTAATCTCTGAAGCTCGACCAAGATTAAACTGGTTGTCTGCTTCCATACGAGTAATTGGTACGTTAAGAGACTTGTACAACTTTCGACGGAAGTAATCTACATCTTCCATTTCGCCAAGGTTCTGTCCACCTGGTAAAGTCGTTATCTCAGTGCCTCTACCGCCTTCTCTACGCGGTAACCAAAAGTCCTCTAACATTGTCATAAACTTACGATCGTCGCGTACTTCGCCTGTAGCAGCGTCATACACCAGCTTATTCTTATGTTTGACCATCATGTCTCGAAGATACTGTTCTGCCTTCATCTTTGGCAGGTTACCAACGTCGATATAGAAGATTCGACGCTCTGGTGCTCTTGCAAGTCTGTAGATTACAGTTGCATCTTCGAGCATTCTAAGTTGGTTGAGAGGCTTGACAGCTTTGTGCAGATGGCCAAGGATCATTTTGTTCCTTGAATCCATCAAACCACTGTGGATGTGACTAATACTATCTACAGCAATCTTCACACCTTGCTGTGAGGTAGATGATATGCCTTTAGGATTAAACAGATAATATTCTTTTTGTTCTTTGTTGTAGATTGTAGCACCAGTACGAGGATCCTTAGACTTTACTTTTTCTCGTACTTTACGTATCTTACGTGGATCAATGTACCTAAGCTCTTTAATACCGTCTCTTGGATCTTTATCGTTAATGATGATGTGGTGATATAGTCTTCCATCAACATACCAACGTCTAAAGATATCGTATCCTTTATTTGAAAAGTCAAGCATTTCAAGAATAGCTTCAAACTCTTCTCTAATCTTGTTCTTAATAGAGTTTGGTTGCTTAAGGTCATCCAATACAATTTCAATTGGATTTTCTTCCGTCATTACAATTGCTTCGTTCACAACGTCCTCTACAGCAGAATCACACTCTGGCTGCATTGACATTTCACGATAGCGAGAAACTAACTCTGCCTCTGACTTAGCAGTTCCATCTAGGTCTACAAAAGTACCATAGGAGCCACCTGGTGCTATTTCAATAGCACCGTCATCTGGCTGTGGGGGGACAAAGGTTTTCAGATCTTCTTTGGTTTCTTGATCTGCCCTTGTTATGTTAAATCCGAAAAGTTGCACTATGTTATCCTCAGGAAATAAAAAGGAGGCCGATATTATTTATCGACCTCATCAAACACAGTGGTTACGTCATAGCGCAAATATTTTAGAAGCACCGTCAGAAAACTTGACAGTGATATTACCACCGTTAGGAAGGATTGGAAGGCCCGTAGCTGTATCAATGTAAGCCACAAGATTTGAATCTGCTTGTCTAGCACCGTCATTTTCCGCATCACCAGTATTGTGATACAAAATTAATGCTTCACAGTTAGCGCCAGTAACAAATGCAAACTCAGCATCAGCAGCATCAAACACACCATCAGTAATTGTCTTACTTGTAAGGTTAGCTGTAGCTACTACAGCAGTGTTAGGCACACTTGATCTAAACTGATGAGATGCACTGAAGGTGTAGACGTCCGTGTCTATCAATGCGATTGTGACTACATTAGATGACAGATTTAGTTCACCACCAAGCAAAGACTGCTTAGCTTTTGTATAAAGCTGATTAGCCATCTAACTGCTCCTTTTAGTTTACAGCTGACTCTTGGTGCTCCCACCAGTCGTATGCAAACGTAATTGTGAATTCCTCAATCGCTTCAGCTTCCCAAGCAAGATCAATTGGTGATACTGCAACTGGGTACAGACCATCAAACTTATAAGTTTGAATGACTCCACCTTCTTTACTGTATTGCTTGACTTGCGCTTGAGCCTTGTATTGAGATGGGTTAACACCATACTGATTAATATTTTCAGAGTGGTTGTTAATCCGATGACTCCAGTTTTCCATTGCATTGCGGATCTTGAAGTCCTCATCATTCATTACTGTTACAGTCCAGTCATCAAACGTGCGGTTACCAGCAAGTTTGACCTGACGACCAAAGTAAGGAACTATTACAGTACCAAGTGTTGATTGTGGAATCTGTCCTGCCCGTACCATAAAGGGAGACTTAGAGATCAAATCGCCACCATTCAGAACACCGCCTGCTGGTTGAAACAATTGGATCTCGAACAGAGAGGGACGTGCCCCTCCCTGTGCAAGCTCACCCCTAAAGGTGTTTACGTTAAAAGCCATTTTTATTCTCCCTTATTATCCAAACTGACCGACGACTTCTTCGAACTCGACACCAGTTCTAACGGCAACAAAGTTAAGCTGAATAAAGTTAATCGAGCGGGCTGGTTTGACGTAAATGTCTCCGACAAACTCATTTCGATCAATAATTTCTGGAGTGTTGTTTGTTTCGTCACAAACTACTCGGAAATCAGTGATACCTCGTCGACCCTGTACATCTCTCAGGAAGGGCTCAACCAAATTGACAAACTGTGCTCTAGTAAACTCGTCGTTGAATTCGAACAGGCTTTGTCTAGCTGCAATTGCAATTGCCTTTTCAAGGACAATAAACAATCGACGTACATTAATTCGATCAAATGCACTTGGGTAACCAAGCAACGTCTTATCACCAAACAGGATTGTGCCTTCGCCTGGGAAAGTAGTTACTGGGTTTACACCGTTCTTATACAGTTGATCTCGCTCTGACTTGTTCGGGTTGAATGCAAGACTTACACTATTCTTGATTCGACCTCGGTTCAGGCCAGCTGGTGAGTACCATGGATCGCGAACCTGATCGGTGCGAGCCATTGTACCAGCAGTATCACCGTTTAACGGTACCCAACGATACTGATCATTGTACTTGTCGTACTGATACTTGTATCCGCTATCGAGTACTGCATATGAAGTTGATGGTAGAGTGTTTCTAAACTCAATAATGTCATCAATTTCAGCTGAGTTGTAAGATGTATTGTTTACAACATCTGCTTGCTCTGGTGAGAAGCATGCTACACAGTCTTTCCGGTACTCAGCAATATTGTTAATGACATGGATTGCTGTTGCTGAAGTAGAAGATCCACCAAGAATCAAGGCAATATCAACTTCTTCTGCAGACTTAAACAAGTCATATCCTCGCTGATAAGCACCAGGTGTTGCGGTAGAACCATCTGAACCATTAGAAAGTGATCTTGTAATTGGGGTGCTTCCGCCACCAAACGAACTTGCTGCTACACTTCCGGCATTAGTCACACCAGTAGGATGACCTGCCCACCACAAGTAAGATGATGATCGATTCAAAACTTCTTTGTAGTAATTTGTTGATCCATCTTCGTTTTTAGCATCGGAAGCCTTTGATACAGCATCGAATACTTCAATTACTTGACCTTTTACATTAGTCCATTCACCATCTTCGTCAACAACTACGATGTGCATTTGATCATTGGATCCGCCGCGAATAGTTGCATATGGAGAAGTACCTGGAGCAGCAGTTACAAAATTATAGTACTGCCACCTGCGATTCAACGCTGTTCCGTTGTTTACAGTGTTGCCTGTATAGGCACTTGTAAGTGCAGCAGAGAGACCACCGACAGCTACTGCAGAAATTTCGTAGATGTCTTTATCTGGACCAAGTTGAATTAAATCACCAGCACTAAGCACGGCAGCCTGGTTTGCAGAGAATACAACACCGGTGTTACCGTTGACTACGGTGTAGTTGCCCGAAAGTGTTGATTCAAATGCAGCAGCACTTGGGCAAATAGAATATTTTAAAGTGTTACCAAGTGTTCCTGGAAACTTAGCAACTACGTCACCACCACCAATAATACCTGATGAAAAGTTAGCATCGTAATCTTCTTCGCTCTTCACTAAAATATTTGCAGAATTAGCGTTAGCGTTTACAAGGCCGGTATTGTTTACTCGAACAACATGCAGAGTGTCTGCATATGCCAAAAAGTTAGCAGCAGTAAAAAAATCTTTAAAATGGGTTGCGTTGGGCTTTTGGAACTGAGCAACCAGCGCAGATTCATTGCTGATTAGTACTCGTTGTTCAACAGGACCCCAACGAAACTGACCAGCGAAAGCGCCAGCTGTCGTTTGTACTGCAGGAACAATTGCTGTGAGGTCGATCTCACTGGTATTGACTCCTGGAGATATTTGGAAGGCCATCTTTGTCTCCTCGTGGTTTTTGTTTCTCGTATATTTATAAAATTAGAAGTCTACAACGTCCTCAACACTATATTTGTATCCCAGTGGACCTACAGATTCTTCTGGTTCGTGTGCATAGTGTCCATCATCAACAATACCAAATGGAAGCACATCATCTTCTATCATCCTTTGATTTTCTAGATATAGTCGATTGCGTACATCATTATCAGTAAGCTCAATAAAGAACTCTTGTCTTACCAACCACGAGAACAATACTGCACACATTACAAGGTCATCGTGGTGACCTTCCTCAGCTTCGTAGCTGTTCCTTTTATTTATGAAAACAGAAAGTTCCTGAAGTAGATCGTAGTCGTTGATAATGACTTTGTCACTCTCGACAATATCCTTTAGATGAGAACATCCTATTCTCTTTACGGTCTTAGTAGTTTTTACACCTAGCTGTATTCGGTGAGAGAAGCCACCACCTACTTGCTGGCCGCCTCTTCCTTTTACACTGGTACTTAGTATATTTTCATATTCAAGATCCTGCTGAATAATGTTAGCTACGGTTTCTCCTAAATCATTTAGCTCGACTAACACAAATGCATCGTTGTACTTCCTAGCAGTGTTTACAATTACATCTGGATAGAACATAGGTGATATTTCTTTGGATCTGTACTTACCAACAATCTTATAAGGTAGTTCTGTAACATCAAATACTACTAGTGCACTATAATCGAGCCCAAGTCCTCTTGCAGAGTCGACAGTAATTACATACATTCGATCTCGAACCGGTTCCTCATAAGTGTCGAATCCATTCTTGGACTTTATTGGAGTCTTAAACGGAATCTGAGCTAATTTTCTACCGTCAATGAGTGTAGCGGTACTACCTAAAAATTCACACTCAAACTCTTGTCTAAACTGTTCTTCACTGGTGTTCTTAATAGTCTCTTTTTTCCAAGCCTCATCTCTGCCCGGAACATCCGACCAATGTACATCGTGCCTAACGTAGCTGTTGTTGCCCTCTTCACTGTCCACCCATATCTTGTAAAACATATTCATGCCGTTAGGCGTGGATGTTATAAGGACTTTTGTGCTTGTGCCAGATGAAATAGTAGGGAATACTGAAGCAAAGAATTCTTCTTGTAGATTGTTTGGTACAAACGCAAATTCGTCCAAATAGATTAGATTCTGAGACGTACCTCGAATAGCTGAGGATGAGGTAGCAGAAGCTAGAATCTCAGAGCCGTTTTCTAATTCTATGTTACCCTTGTTCCATTCTTTAACACCCTGCTGCAGCCACTTAGGCAACCATTCATATGCAGTTTGAATTCGTCCAAGAATTTCTCTCGCTTGAGCAAGTTTATTTGCAAGAATAGCTACGCTGTATTGATCAGTGAACAGCACTCGCCATAAAATGTATGCAGCGACAGTAGTGGTTTTACCAACCTGTCGAGGTAGCTTGCATATAACAAAGCGATTATCCTCAAATTTGTTAACCATCTCTTCTTGGAAAGGCCACAAACTGAAATCTATTAGGCCAGCGTCAACATTAACAATCTTTACATAGTTCTTTATAAAGTATGCTGGATTACGAGAGCATTTAATATACTCTTGCACCTGCTCCTGAGTATACTCGACAGGAACACCAACTTTTTTGAGATTTTTGTTGCCTAAGTAGGTTTCAATTGCCATTGGCTGTTGACTTATTTTTCAAGGAGAGGATAATAGCGGTGTAGCCGCTTCAAGTATCACTATCTAATGTATCCTTTAACATATTCTGTAGTTCGGCCGTAGACCCAACGAAGAGGGCGTTGGTTACGTTGTTTGGGCCTTGTTGGACGTTTTCTTCTTGCTTGAGCTTTTTTACTTTAGTCTGTATCTCAAGTAAGTCTTTGTTTGCATCGGTAAGGGTTTTCATAAGAGAACCAACTACCTCAAATGCTCTTGGGTGTTCACTTGCCTTTGCAATCTCTACAAGCTCATGTAGCGCATGCGACCCATTTTCTATAATCTCGTAAAGATTCTCTCTAGCATACCTGTAATCAGTATCTATGTCACCGGTATAATCTCGGCCTTCCCGGTTAGCTAGTTCATTCCTCGGCTCTACAGCTACAAGCTCACCTTTAGCTTCAGAGATACTAACTGTATCTTCAGACATTCCAAACAAATCGTTTAGATTGCTTTCAAGTTTTGTTTTAGACACTGTCCGTTCCACCACCGAAGAACTGTTGATCTTCGATAAATCCATAATCGTCTGTACTATCTATCTGTTCCGGTGGTAGCGTAATTGTTGAGTCTGAGGTAGGCGTACCATTGGCGGTAAGACCAGGCGTAGCAGTTAGGATAGATGATATAGCTGAAGAAGATCCGTCTGTAGTCTCGATATTAGTAGTAGCAATAGCTCTTTTGATAACACCCTGAGTTCTGACTGGACCAAACAGATATCCTTTTACAGTAAAATTCAAAGTATGAATAAGAGCTCTTCTAGTCGAAAAGTCTCCTTCATATGTGTCCTCAGTCGATATGTCGTTAAACACGACAGGCACATCCATTTTTAACTTTAACTCTGGAATTAAATTAATTGTATTGGTCCATTCCGGAGTAAAGAAGGGTAGGATACCTTCTAGTATCTGTACACCATCGTCAGCGTTCTTTACAAACACAGATAGTGCGATATTAATGTCGAATGGTACAGGAGTATATTGATATTTTAATTTGTCTTTATCTGTATAAACGTACACGTTTTTTACAGTGGATGGTAGTTTGCGAGTGGAATTGTAGTTCATCGAAGTGATTTCGAAAGACATTCTTGGCAGAGATATTGCTACGTCGCGATCAAAGTTAGGATCTTGAGCAAGTCTCACCAAATACTTTTCTTTTGGTCCATACGCAATTGGAACCCTTAGCGTCTGGACTCTTTCGCCGGCAGTATTAAATCTTTGTACATCAATATCATTGAACATTGTACCGAACATGATAATGTACTTTCTGATAATACTGTGATAGTAAGTATGTCCAAACATTAATACCTATCAACCTCACTAAATGGATTGGTCTCACTAAAGTCAAGCACAGAATCTGCTTCAAATTGGAAGAAGTTGTTGTTTATTGCAGCTGCACCTTCAGAAGCCTCATTTAGTATTGTAAACTCTTGGAGGATACTATCACCATCCTCACTCTTCAATATACCAGAACCGTCTTCTAACGTAAACTGATGTATAAGAGTGTTAAGGCTAAAATTATCCTCTACTGCATCAATGGTGCTATCGCCAGTACTAATCTCTTCACTGCTGTACTCATAGAGCTCACAACGTAGATCATAGGACTGCATTCTTCCAAGCTGAAAATGTACAGGGCGGTCATCGACATACATTACTTCGAATATCTTGTCCATCATAGGGAAATAGATCAGATCTCCCTCTCTAGGACGGTTCAGGGTGTTTAAGTAGTCGTCACCCTCCTGTACCCATGCTTCAGTTGCCGCGTCTCCAGTTAAAAACTGTCGACTTGGCTCATTGTTGTTACCATCTTCAAAAACAAGATTGTAACCAACCTCGGTCATAAGTTTGGGAGACGTAATCACTTGATCGAATCTCTTTCGAGATACAGTTAGTACTATCTGATCTCGTATCTCTAATCCAAACTTACTAAGAAACTGTCCATCACCCTCAAAGCCTTCCATCGACTTTAAGTACATCTCTATATCTATGGCTTCTTCGAACTTAGAAAGAATATCTTCGCCAAATAAATTGTCTTGTTTGACTGCTGATCTAGGAAGATACTTGACATCATGACCATATATCTTAATAGACTCAAGTATAAGGTCTTCTACGACATCTTGTTCGCGCGCGAATGTGTAATTGTTAAAGTATTTGTTTAACATATCAACCGGTCATATCGCTAACTGGTAAGGAGTAACTTGAAATCATCTCGTCTTCCAGTCGTCGAATCTCCTCGGTTGCTTCCTCCCAAATCTTCTGGCCATTGAACGTAAGACCACCTGGCATTTGGAGACCCTCAAACTTCTTGAGGTTTTCTCCCCACTGCCTCTTAATAAGTGAAGTAGTGTATTGCATTAACCATCTATCAGACCACACATCTGCATATGTACCTGGATCAGTTACTTTATAGCTATCAACTATAATGTAGTTACCAACAGTAACATCGTTCCAAGACATATCAATATGTAGCTTATTGGTGTGACGGTTAAACCTAATTGGCTGCTTGCCAACAAAGATTTCCTCTAGTTGTGCAACGTGTCTCATTGCAGTGACATAAGGTACGTAAGTAGCAGAAGAAAAATCAAATAGATCGTTTAGATGAATCTGGTATCGTACGTTAAAAAGGTTAGAAGTTTGAGTAGAATCACCAATATCAAACACACCGACAACTCCGATGTAAGAGTCGTCTAATGTAATGTACTGATTGGTCTTATCCGCTGCTGTAATTTGGTGCTTGAGAAGTACACGCTCTGAACCATCGAAATGGTAGTCTCTATAATACAGTAGAGCTTCGTCAATACGATCTTCGACCTGCTCATCGTCCACATTGATATCTACGACCGGCTTTCCTAACCTTCGCAAGCAATGTTCTTTAAGTTGGTCTCTGGAAGTTGGGATGGCCATAGATCACCTCTTTTTGATCTATTTATCTATAACCGCACTTTTAAAGGCTTCTAAACTTCTTGAAGTAGTGTGGAGCCACGTGACAACTGCCTCCCTACAACCAGACTCAACTTTTAGTGCCTCGTGAACAAAGAAAGAGGGTATTATTATAAAACTACCTTTTTCTCTATCTAACCTATCTATCTCCTCGTAAGTATGAGTACCATTTGGCAGCTTTGTATCTTTATAGACGACCAATTCACCACCGGTATAATCATTTTCATTAGTTAAGTTCACCGACATAGTCAAAGCTCTGAAAACGTCCATGCCCTTATCATTTCTTACTACATCACTATGCTTAGTAAAAAAACCACCTTTCTCATACTTTACATATTGTAAGTCTGCAAACAACGTGTAATCTAAACTACTATAAATATTCTGGTATTTTTCTATTAATAGTGACTGCATTATGTTAGACGTGTAAGGAAACTCACTATAATTGGCAAAGTATACACTGCACTCTCTCATATTAGATTGGTACCCTGAACCTCCGGAGCCTACTACACCACCTGGTACAGACCGATGCTTGTAGCATTCCTTGTCCTTATCTAGCAATTTGACTTCTGAGTCTAAAAGTTTTCCTTTCACTATAAAAGATTTCATGCAAAAAATTACCTTAGGTACAACATACTATAATTGCCCAGAACTTCTCTCAAAGTTTGTAAAAACCAATATTGATTTTGTAGACGAGCTTATTGTAGTTGATGACGGATCCCCACAACCTATACAAAACGTACCAACTACATCCAACAAGCTAAAATTGTATAGAGTTAAAAAAGACATAGGTTTTAATTCTCACGGTTGTCGAAACTTAATTATGAAGGAATCCAGCAATGACTGGGTTGTTATGATTGATATTGACCGCTGCTTTCAAGAACCAGAATACGCTTTTAGTGCAATTAAAAACAAAAAGTTAATTATTAAAGTACGTTATCTATTTATGGTGCACACACCAGTCTGGGGAGAGAACATGCATTCAAGTGTAAACGACTATTTAATTCACAGAAGCCATTTTTTTGATGCAGGCGGTTACGATGAGGAGATTGTAGGACAAAGATGGGGCGATCGAGAATTCTTTAAGCAGCTGTTAGCGACATCAGGCAAAGAGATAACCATGCATGACATAAATCTAAAACATACAAGGCCAAGTACTGCATCATTAAGCTCCAAATATAACCTGTTGTCTAGTAGCAACCCAGCGTCTCATCAAGAACTAATACAACAACGAATAGAATGTCCGGACAAACACAAACCTATTCTACAATTCGAATGGGATCGACTTCTTTAAAATCTTGCAATGAAAACTTAGTACCTTTCATTTTATCTAACATAACCATGTCGTTGTTTTTCCAAACAAGCACTTCGTTGTCCTCGTAAAGAAAGTCACAATCTTTACAAAAAGGAATCTCCTCAAATCGCCGCTCGGCATGCATTTGCCTAAGCCAGGTATAACGCTCACCATTCCAAACTTGTTCCAACGTTTGTTCTTTTATTGATCCTAGATCTGCGTCGTCATCTCTACCCAACGTCTGGCAGCAGGGAGCTATGGACAACGTAGTATTGTTTGTACCTCCAGCCCTAACAGTAAGATCAGGAGAAAAGGGCCTACCACAACTTCTTTTTTTACCTTGGCGTTTATAATTAACATCATATATCCCAGACCAATTGTGCATTTTCCATATCTCAGCGTATGACTCAACATAATCAACAAAATTGGATCTATATAATTGGATCTCTTGCTCAATGTTGTTATTATCTAGGATTAAATGATAAGAGGCTATTTTGCAGTCAGCATCTTTTTTGGTAACGTATTTGTTCATTAAGAGAGCATTGTTTCTTACAAAATCAAATGCATCCCTGTTCATCCATTTTTTATAAGTTTGTTGATCGTATCCTATAATAGAAAATCTAGCTAAACTTAAACCAGCGTCTACACAATCTCTCATGAACCTACCAGACAAATTGTATCCGTTGGTGTAAATAAAAGCTGACGCTCCATACTTTCTAACTATTTCAATATACCTTGGCAGATCTCTTGATAAGGTCGGCTCACCCGATCCCTCTAAATTAACAACGTTAAGACCCGCCTGCGCGCATTCTGATACGACATACTCAAAGTCTGCCAAAGACATTTTCTTTAGCCAATTTTTACCGCGCGCTCCTGTTGTTCCATCTGAATTTGTTTGTGGACACATTGAACACGTATAATTACAACCCCCATTAACTTCTATGACGGCTCTATCAATACTAAGAGGAATTTTATAATCAGTAGATTTCAACATTATAAAGAGTATGCCTTTTTATGTCTTCCTTTAGATGCACCCATTTGTCCAGCTTGTTTTTGTAGAAAGCTATCTTTTGATTAGATTGGTTTACACATGACTCTATACCGTTTGCATACAAACTTTGCTCATCCTTGATCAACAGAGCCTGAGGAATGAGCAGCTGGTTTAATTGATGCCTTTCACATATTACTATCAAAGGCTTCCACATATATTTAAATAATTGATGAATCATACCATCGTAACCAATCCCAAACTCACACGTCCTTATCTTTTCAATTACTTCCTTTACCGGAGTTCTGTAAGTAACTTCTTGTACGTTATAACCCTGATCTGTCAACCATTGCACTACACTGTCCCAACGATTGTAGATAGGGTCCTTTGCTTTACCAGGAAAGAAAGTGTTAAATTTTGAACGCCACATTACAACCGACTTACCACTAGTCAGTTCTAAGTTGGTGTGCCAAAGTCCATGAAGAGGGTTAGTTTCATCGACGTTATTAATAAATCTGTATTTTGGATGACTGTTTGGCGTGTGTGTAACGTGCACGTTTGTTTTTGGCACCATAGTACCATATACGTAATACATTCGCTCTATGATAGTCTCCGGATCATCTTTAGATTCTAAATAATCTAAATCGTGATTCCAATGAAAGTTTATAATAACTTCCGTATCATACTTTATGGAGGCGTTATGTGCGTATCCTAACCCGGTTACAAAGTCTCCATAACCAAAGCCACTTCGCCATTCAATTTTTAACATCACCCCTAGGTCCCATAGAGTCAATAACATCAGGTATATTACCTAAACCGGTACATTCTTCTATAAGACTTTTCCATATATTACGATTATTTACAACCCAACCTATAGTAAGTCTAGGTTGTTCTGTATAAGCTGTATGCCAAAACACATTCTCTGGTTCATGCTGTATATTAGGATAATAACCAAATCTAAAATTCCAGCCAGGAACATCTTGCAGTACTGTAAATTCATCTGTATGTTGGTTATAATATTTAAAATAACCATCCCCATCCATACTATACGTCATTAAGAAATTGTATCCATGTGCATTGCCGTTGTGATGCCAACCAATATACCCTTTTTCGGGATAAAACATGGTTAAGGCATTAGAAGGGGAGCCAATATAATTGACTAATCTTTTAAGGTACGGTACTGCTACCTTATTCCAATACGAAGATTTAATGTTTACTAGGGTAGTATCAACTCCGTAAGAGCATTTTGGCCAGCAATATTGATCAAGAGGAGACTCCAATGCTTTGTAAAGATAATCATTAGAGTATCCCGTAACTCCGGAAAAATTAGAATCTAAGTGACCCGCCGCCTTATCATTAACTAATGGTCTGCACCTTGATCTAAGTTCTTGCAACACTACATTATCATTAAAAACTCTATCAGATAAGTTTGCTAGGATTTTCAGGATCGTGGTATTGTTCATTGTAAGTTGGTGCATTTTGTATGTTCCTATAAATCTCAGGCCACTTTTTAAAACTAGTATACTCTGTTCTAGGTATTTGAAACACAACGGGTAACTTGACATTCTCGTAAGTTTTGCCTTCAGGAGTTACACAATTAAATCTTCTATCACCTTCTATAACTCTATCTTTAAATTTACTATACTTTGGATCCAAGCCGCTAAGCATAGACCACAACGTAAACATATCAAACCCTTTCCAGATTTCATCAGCCCAATCACCGTGTGGCCACGGATTAACGAGCTGCTTGACATATTCTTGCCACCACTCATTAATAAACTCCACATTAGCATCTGTTTTTTTGTACCAAGCTACCGCACCATGAAAATAAGGAGTTTTGGTTTTTTGTTTATCAATATATGCAAGCGACTCCCTTGAGACAGTATAGATTAAGTTTTTTGTCATATGTATTTTATCGGTAATGTCATTAAAAACCTTAGATATATCCGGATGCACTATCATTGAATCACAGTCGTTGTAGAACGTCATGTCATATGGAGTACGAGCCATACACCACATTTTAGCACGTCTGTGTACAGGGATATTTGTTACAATGTTGTCAAAAAGCTCTACGGCCCTGTCATCTACAAAACCATCGTGAGTAAATAAGGTAACATGAGCTTGGGGATGGAGGTCTTTAAGGGATTGTGCTGATAAAATTGCGAGCTCATAATAAAGTGCATTTAATGACGCGACGTAAATATAACCACTATTCATTTTCTTCCTTATATTGTAAATCATCAAGATAATCTAGATAATCATTACAACTCATATTATTTTCTTTAATGTAAGTTTCAAATGCAATAGAAACTATCAGATTTAAAACAATTGTATTTGGCGCTCTTCTTATAGCAGATCTCATCTCTTGATTACAATTTTTTATAAAAGGCATATCAAACAACTGAGCCTTGAGATCAAAAAGTTTTTTAAGCTCTTCACTTTCTTTTCTTCTTTGATTTGCTAATTGTTGTTGACGTTGTTTGTCACGGTGAACCTTAAGCTCAGATTCATATTGAGCCTTTATTTCCTCTAAATGATAATTTTCGACAATATAGTCAAAATATTGGTTCACACCCTTTTGTTCATTTTCAGGCAATGCAAATGAAATCTTTTGAACTGATCCTTTTTCATCTACAAGATCACACTCCATAGTTTGAGGATTTAAGAACCGCGGTTTTAATAACTTACTAAATGTCATTTATGCCACCCTGCGCCATAGTGTAGTTTGTGAAATGGTTGATATTGACGAGACAACCTGGCTAAAAGTACCTGCTGTATATGTAGCAGTACCAGTAAACTGAGATGTACCTCCAAAATCAGCTGTCCCAACAAAGTTACTAACTCCAAGGTAATTTACCGGGCCCACATATGTTCTTACACCAGAGTACAACGCCGGCCCAGTGAAATCACCGCCAGAACTATATTCTGCAGTACCAGCAAATTGTGCGGGCCCGAAAAAAGTAGCAGGACCAGTATACTGAGCAGGACCAGTATACTGAGCAGGACCAGTAAACTGAAAGGGACCATAATACAAAGTTGCGCTTCCAAAACCTATTTCCCCTGCAAACTGTGTCGGTGGTCCTGCCCACGGATATGGACCCTCGTATTGTGCAACGCCGGCAAATAACGCGGGTCCTACAAACTGTTGACCAGGTCCAATATATCCAGCAATACCAAAAAATTGTTGCTCGCTGGTACCGGCAAATTGTTGACCAGGTCCATAGTATATAATAGTGGGACCAATATAACCTGCATCGCCAATATAATCCCTGGGCCCCGTGTATTGCCACAGTCTAGTATATTCAGGACCAACGTATGTGGCTTCCGGACCAGGGCCATAGAACTCGATAGGCTCTCCTTGAGGGCCAAAACCGGGCCAGACGTACGGAAAAAACGGAAATTGAATACCTACGTACTGGCCAGTAAATCCTATCCATCCAGTATACTGACCGGTGCCAGTAAAAGATGGACCCGGCCCATAATAATATGGTCCCCCAGAGAATTCTTGGCCAGGTTGGAAAAATGCATCCTCACCGGTGTACTGGGCAGGTGGGCCCACATAGTAGGCCCCTCCGGTAAAGCTCACATCCGGTCCGGCCCATGGGTATACTCCCAGAAATTGTGCTGGAGCTCCACTATAATTCGCGCTTGGCCCCACATAGATTGGAGTTCCCGTATACTGAGCTGTGCCAAAATATTGTACTGGCCCAACGAAGTCGGTTTCACCAGCAAACTGAGATGTACCTCCAAAATCAGCTGTCCCAGCAAATTCAGATGTACCACCATACCCTGTTGTACCAGTATACTGAACAGGACCAAAGAAAGAACCACCACTAGCATACTGAGCTGTTCCTGAAAAATCTTGCGCTATACTAAATGAGTCGGTCCCTGCAAACGTCTGTGGACCGGTATATTGCGCAGGTCCGGTATATGATGATCCTCCAGTATACTGTGCTGGTCCAATATAATTTGTAACGGTTTGTATATCACGTCTGGTATCGGTTATAGTACCTACGTTAACCCAAGTGCCCGAAACAGGAGTTGAATTTTGAAAAAGATACTTGCCTATGTTATTGCTTACAATCCTTGATCTCACAGCCCGGGCTAATTGTTTTATTTGATCATCTGTCATTAACTGCAGACTAGATTCACCTTGGTATCCAACGTACCTAAGAGGACGACATAACAAGGTCGAAGAGTCTGTAATCTTTTTATATAAGAAGGATGAAGTACTAGTGGAATTGTCAATTTCATTAAGTATAGTAGCTACTGTGGTCCATGTACCCCCGTAAGTACCAGCTGGCGAGGTATTTGCAATTCTGTAGGATCCTGCTGCCTCATTATTAACCATGTAGTCTATTATATCATCTGCAAAGCTATCAAGTTCCGCATTTGTAACTGACCGAAAAGAGCTGGTTGTATAATCAAAAGTAACGGGCTTGTCTACAACAGCATCTATATTACCAGAAACCAAATCTTGGTACAGAGTTGTGGTACTAGATGTTATAGTGAGGTCGCTAGAACCAACTGCTTCGGTCCTAGTGTTAGTATGTCCACCAATAGAAGTATAGTTGCCGTTTGCTCCGGCTGTAAGAAATAGATCACCTGCCCCATCAGATGAGGCAAGCTCCTCCAGTACCTTGTCCGCTATAGAAATAAACTCGACGTTTGAAACCATTTGGACAATGGCTTCTCCTGGTTCAATTTTTAAGGTGAGTGTATTAGGCCTGGCCACAATCAACCACCCCAGACTACAGTGTTAGCCTCATCCCTAATTGTAAGTCTTCGGTTAGAACTATCGAGCAACGTACTAGTTTTAATTACGTTGGCCGATAGTCTTCCAGCACCAGGATTAAAAGTAAACGTAGAATTAACATTAGCTGACGTCATCGTATTGTTTGCTATACCAGTAAAAGGTACAAACAAGTCACGGTCTACTGACATATCACTTGCAACAGTAGAGCCAGCATTAGTTAAATTACTGCCATCTCCAATAAATGCAGTAGCTCTTACTTCACCGGCAAAATTAGTGTTTGCTGCAGCGAAGGTATTGTTAGATGTTAGTGACGCAGCATCCGCTAAAATTTTATTGGTAGTTAAACGCCACGTATTAAACGAATCAGATAACTGTACGTTTGCTACTGGTGATCCTGAGAATACAATGGTCATTTAACTTAGTCTCCTTTATCAGATGTACTATTTATACATACTCTATCCAACCGGTCAGTATGTATTTGATACCTCTTAATGGAGGATTACCTCTGTGAGTGTGAGTAAAACCAGAAGGAAAGATTACTAGCCGTCCTTCCTTAGGAGCTACACGTTCGTTCTGATATAAGAACTCTGTTTCACCACCTTCAGCTACATCATTTAAAAATACAGTATATGTTGCTATTCTTCTTGCGTGTTGTATTTGGTCATGCTCACAATGCCAAACGTGGTATCCACCACCTGGCATGGTTTTCTGTACCTTATAGGAGAATATGGTATGTTCCTGTAATTGGTTTAGTGTATCAAATTCTTCACAATAACTTGGATAATACACTTCCCAGAAGGAATCATTAAACTCTTGAATGTATGGAGCAATGTGCGTCCAGTTAAAATCAATGTCCCAATAATTAACAGGATTCAATACAGTTGATTCATCTTCTTTCCAATTTTTAGTAGTTTCATGAGAGCGATCCCAAACACGATTGTTTTTAAGACACCACTCAAAATACTTTATTAGACCTTGACAGAATTCCGTAGATAAGGCATTGTCATAATAACGAATAAATGTTTCGTTACGTTCACACGGCATTTCCATGATATACTATCTCCAATCTGGGCCTTCATACCACCCAACTAAACTATATCTTGTACCTTTTGTCACTGGAGAAACTCTATGATTTACAAAAGACAAGAACATATAAGTTAATCCCTTTTTTCGCTCAATATCATAAAGCTGACCACATGGAGCAACTTGAAAAACACCTCCGTCATATTCATCAGGGGCATTAAGCTGCGTGACTACAGATAATTTTCGTTGTTTAATTACGTCAGTGTTATCAGCTTCGGGAGTAGTATGCATGTCCCAGTGCCACTCATAGTGACCACCTGCATCATCGTACACTGTAAATTGAATCATTCGGAGAGGGTCAAGATCAAGACCAAACCAACACGAATTCGATCGCTGTACAGCTCCATCATATCGGCTAAAAATCCATTCTGTGTCTTCGTTTCTTGTTAACCAACCAACACTGCTTTTTCTTATATCATCTACCGTTGTTTCATAATTACCTATGGTACCGGTCTCTAGAGGTAGGGTTTTACATAAATTAAGAATTTGATCGAGTTCTTCATTATTAAAGAGATCACTCCAGTATGCAGATGTGTCTCTCGTGGTTATAGGATGTAACATTCTTATAGTCCATAATATAACAAACCACTTTAGGAAACGGAAATGAAAGTGTTACTTGCTATTTGATTAGTTAATGCAGTACCATTAAGGACTGCCCATTTTTGCCTTCTCCATACAGCCAGGGGAGCATGAAGTGTAGCGGTAAGTTTTAAGTGCTCTGCAAAAGGAATATCTTCGTCGTTTTCGTAATCTGGAAAACCAGAAACATTTGCAACTTCTAGATTACAGTTGTAAGTAATCCTTGATAGGTCGGAATCTGCAGCTTTAAATTCAATAAGTGCTGTTGAATTTTCTATGTCAACAGATAATATTTTGTATGAATAATCAGTGATGTCTAAGACGCTCATTATTGTCTACTCCAAGAAATTGTTATACTACCACCACTAGCCGCTGTGGCTGAATAGCTTTGCCGTGGACGAATATTCTTTCTATTTATGTTTACAGCACTGGCCGCTGAACCCGGGTTGCCGTTAGTGTAGCCGCTACCGTTGGTACCGTTGTTACCATTTGATCCAGGATTGCCACTAGCTCCAGCATTAGCATTTCCATCAGCTCCAGGATTTCCGGCACTGCCTGGGTTTCCTGGGTTGCCACCTGTTGCTCCGGTACCATTGGAACCATTGTTACCGCTTGACCCTAAGGTTCCAGGGTTGCCAGCGTTTGCGCCGAAACCGCTGCTACCATTGTTACCGTTGGCACCACCAGTTCCACTGCTACCATATGCAAAGCTGCCGCCACCGCCTCCACCGCCGGCACCATTAAAAGCGTTGCAGAGGCCGACTGTGGCGCTATTACCTGGTCCACCATTGCCGCCAGGACCTCCGTACGGTGGCCACCCAGCACCTCCACTAGAACCGCTACCTGGAGATCCCCCACCACCACCTGCACCAGCAGCACCAGTAGGTCCAGCAAATGGAGTAGGATATGAGTTCCCATATCCTGGATATAATGGACCTAAACCACCCTGTGATGTAGGTATGTGTACAAAGGCACCTTGACCTACTATACCACCACCGCCACCACCTCTGGCGACACCTCCTGCTCCACCAGATCCGTTGTTACCTGGATTGCCTGGGTTGCCTGAATTACCAGCAAAGCCTCGGTTACCTCGGGCACCATTATTTCCAGGGTTTCCAGCGTTTCCAGGGTTTCCTGCGATACCACCTGTACCACCATTGCCAGCGGTACCAGGATTACCGGCACTGCCGGCATTGGCATTTCCACCTGCACCACCGTTGCCAGCGACACCTGGATTACCTGGATTACCTGGATTGCCAGCACTACCAGCATTCCCGCCAGCTCCACCTGGTCCTGTAATTCCTAAAGCGGTAATCGTTGAAGTACCTCCGGGATTACCACCAGATCCGTTGTTACCTGGATTGCCTGGATTGCCTGGATTACCACCTGTACCGCTGTTACCAGGATTACCGGCAGTACCGGGATTACCATTGGCGCCGGATCCGCCACTGCCTGCAGTCCCAGGATTTCCATCAGTGCCAACATTACCGGGGTTACCACTAGTCGCTCCGGTACCGGGATTACCGTTGCTACCATTTGATCCAGCAGTACCAGAATTGCCAGAGTTAGCTCCAAACCCATTATTGCCACTACTACCAGCACTTGATGAGGAACCTGGACTTCCACTGGAAAAACCACCAACACCGGCGGCACCACCGGGGCCGGATCCGGGCCCGGAACCATTGCCACCATTACCACCGTTGCCGCCCCGTCCTGTTGGCGTACGCGTACCAGCTGTTGCTTCGACTAAGCCGGCGCCACCACCGCCTCCGCCACCGCCCCCAGATCCCCCACTGGGGTTACCCGGATTGCCTGAGTTACCAGCAAAGCCTCGGTTACCTCGGCCACCATTGTTCCCAGGATTTCCTGGGTTACCTGCGTTACCAGCGGTACCTCCAAAACCTCTAGAACCGTTGGAACCGCTGTTACCTGCGTTGCCTGGGTTGCCCTCTCCACCAGAGCCACCAGTGCCAGCAGTACCTGGATTACCTGTATTGCCGGCATTGCCAGCGGTACCAGCGGTACCGGCAACACCGTTGTTACCGTTGTTACCTGGATTACCGGGACCACCTTGTATAGTTACATTTACGTATCGTACACCAAAAGGTACGGATACATTAGTAGTAGATCCTCCGCTAACAGAGATTGATCCAGCTGGAGATAAGGCTTTTTTATTTCTTAAAATTCCTAACATGGCTTATAAAAGATTGGTTTGAAAATATGATAATATTTCGTCCTTGCCTTTAATAAATTTTATAAGTCTTGCATCATTACTATCCTCTTCTGTCAAGAGAAAATAACGTAGCTTTACGGGCAGCGTTACAGACTGCTCCGCTAACTGCCTATCATAACAGCTATTTAAGTAAGAAAGCTGCTGTGTAGCATCACTTCCTTTTATATAATAATAATCAGAAACTCTATTCCACAATTCATTTTCTCTCATGAATTTTCTGAGTTGATAGGTTTCAACTGGATTACATTCGCTAGAATAATAAAGTTTATAAATTTTCATTTGTTATAGCTCCTTAACTTACTGCAGCCATGGTCAACGCACCAAAGTAGGAGGTTCCATTGTCTGTTGTAAAAAATGATAACATGTCTATGGCATTTGCATTGGTAGTGAGAATAGGAGGAGCTCCATCGGTGTATATTGCATTAGTAAAAGTGGCATACCTACTACCGGTGCTATCTTGTCTTAGTATGACAGTAGCACTACCAGCATAGCCAGATGAAGGTGGATTAGTAAAGGTTAACACTAAATTATCAGCGCCAAGTGTAACGTCAAAAATACTTGCATTGCTAAGGTCTAAGTTTGTATCTGAAGTAATAGTTCCAACAGTTTGAACTTTCTGTACGGCATTGTTGAACTGCATTGTATTTGCTGCCAACTTACCCGATGCAGGATTAAACGTAAACGTTGAATTGACATTTGCTGACGTCATTGTACCTGAAGTAACGCCAGTGAATGCAACCAATAAATCTCGATCAGCTTCGGTATCACTAGCAACTGTAGATCCAGCGTTAGTAAGGTTACTACCATCGCCAGAGAAAGCTGTTGCTGAAAGAGTACCAGTTGATGGGTTAAACGTAAAGTTTGAGTTTACGTTAGCACTTGTCATTGTGCCAGATGATACACCGGTAAACGGTACAAACAAGGTGTGGTTTGCTGAGTCGGTTGCTACTGTTGAACCAGCGTTAGTTAATTGGCTACCATCACCAATAAAGGTATTAGCTTGTACAGTACCGAGTTCAAATGAAGCGTCAGCAGTGTTTATGTTACCTTCAATTTCAGGCGCGTAGGATTGGAAGAATTTAAACCGCTCATCAGTAACGTCAAAGAATACACCCATGTGAGTGTATCCACCAGCCGCCTGACCGGTGTTTCTATTTGATGCCCAGCCAGTATCAACGTTAAGAGGAGCAGCTCCGCCAGTCCACACATCGCCAGCCGTATGACCAGTGTTGGCTACAAACAGAGCACTGATACCCCACCTCAATGATTGCTGAGATGCTGTAATGGCCACGTTGGCAGCTTCTGTAGTTGAGAAATTGTCTAAGGACCAAGAGAATGTATCTGGATTACCTGGACTGGTATTGTCAATCTTAACATAATAGGTTACAGTGTTACCACCGTTGTAATGACCTTTAAATGAAAAGTCATTTAGACCAGTTACAGCAGTAGAGTTAGCTGTGATCGTATCCCCTGCATTTAAATAAATGAAGGTGTCGTCAATTGATAGGTTTGTCAGTGTGGTAATTGTTTCTTCACCCAACACTTCAAAGTTACCATCAACAACCAAATCTCCTCCTATACGAGCGTCATTAATTACGCGGAAAGAAGGTACTGAATGGTTTTGTTGTTCAATTACAACGATGCCGTTGGCAGAATCTGATACAACACAAAGACCAACACACATGGGAAAATTGGGATAGCTAGGTGCTGTAGTAACAAGCTGTCCGTTTGCAAACGGACTTACAAAAAATCTTTCACCTTGAGTTAGACTAGAAGTATCGAAACCTCTCAGTGTACCAGATACTGCAGCCCAACCATAAGAGCCGGTTGCAATCGAGTTGGCAGCTAGTCCGGAAATGTTATATTTTGCAGCATCGGATGCGTTAGCCAGCTCTGCATTTGGTACACCACCCGTAGACCCACTTAGGAACAATGGTTGACCAAGATTAATTGGAACGCCACTGTTATTGTATACTCGGATGTATTCGTTCTGCCCAAGCTCCATCTCTAGGCCGCCTTCAGAGAAGACTGTTAGAGATTTATGAGTAGAGTCGTAGTAAGTACGTCCTTCTTGCGCAGTAAGACTATCATGCGTCGACCCCTCAAAGTCTAAAAACTTAGGCGTACTATTAGACGACCTTTCAATAATTTGATTGGTACGGGTTAACCACGTCGCGAACGTGTCTGTACTTATTACATTTGCTAAGTTAAGTGCCATTCTAAGCCTCTATCTACTTCGACACCAATTGCTGCAACATCTGCTTAATGTCTTGGATATCGTTTTGAAGGTCAGAAACCTTTTGCTCGAGATATTCTACTCGTTCAGATCTTTGCCTTCTTTTTATACTAGCAACATATTCTTGTTTGTCTATATTAATAACAGCATTATTAAATGAATCTCTTCGAAGATTTTCATGATCCTTCACTTTAAGCATGTCTGTCATGATAATGCTATTGCTCTGAAGTTACGGAACGAAGGTACTGCCGCAGATGACGTCGAGTACATTACGATTTTAATGCTAAAAGTGGTAAAGTTATCATACGTAACAGAACCGCTAGTGTACGAGATGTCATCCGCATAATATTCGTACTCATTAAACAATGCAACCGACTGATTAACAGTAACAGTTGGTTGCCGCCTAGACATCAAAACATATGGTCTTTCTTCAAAATTACTATTGTCATCACTATTTATAACTCGATAATATACTTCAACTGATGCACCCGAAGGCATATTTTGATCCACAAATACTTTGAGACTATTGGCTTCTAGACCTTCTGCCAAAGTAACCTTTCTAGTAATATATTTTGCAAGTGCGTGGCTATCCGTAGGTTCAGTTTCAGCAACTTCTCCACCTGTAGGAGGCGCGTTGATTACATTTTTAATTAAAGAAATTCCTGCAGAACCTATATCAAAGTATGGTGAAACATTAGTATCACTGGTTCTAAATGTAACCTTTAATCGAAGGTCGCTGTTTGTAGTAATCTCCTTCGGAGTGCTAAAGATCAAATCTTGGTTTGGTATAACTCTATCAAATGGCTGTATTGCTCCCCCTTCATCTTTAGTAGATAGTTCATACACGGAATTAAAACTTCGTAGGGCGTCAAACTTAGACATTGATATATTAGCTATATCAAACTGACCAACGGTGTTAGCATACAATGTATTGGCGCTATATGCGGCACGTCCAATGTTATTGGCTGATAGAGTTAGATCATAGTTAGTGTTAATAGTAAATTGAGCTTGCTTTAACCTAAAGCACAAATCAGACTCTTGTTGGGCAGTCCAAGTTCTTGCGTTCTGAGACTTAAACAAAGAACCTAACGTAGGCTGCTCAGTAACAAACCCAGTGCCATCTAATCTCTCTTCACCTATTGTTGCAATATAAGTAAGATAGTTAAGTGAATCTGAAAGTAGCACGATGCAGTATTCACCTGGAGTCAGATGTATAGGACATTTGAACGCAACGTTAGTGGCAGTTGGAGTGGTAGCATTAGCATTTATCTGGCTCGGATTTAATACAACTTGAGACATGGGAATAGCTTCATCAGCACTAGGGAAACCGTTTACCGTAGGCCGCAACTCTACCCGCAAAGGCAAAGTGCTATCTTTTTGTGCTATAAAGATATCTGCGGAGCTTATAAAAATACCATCAGGATAAAATTCTTCTGGTATAGTAAAGGTTTGTGCTAATGGATCGTAACCGTATTGACAAATAATATTAGGGTTACTACCATCTCCATGTACCTGTGATTGTCCACGGTTAACGGTGGCTGCTGTAGTAATTGCTACAGCAAGATCAAGAGCAGTATCAAAACTGCCATTGATGTATTCCAAAAGCCAGTATTTCCAGCCTGTAATCTCAGGCCGTCTTCCAATTCTCTGCTCGTACTGAGAAGTAATAAAATCACCTATGGAAGTTTCACCAGCTGTAAGTGATCTACCTATAGTGGCTTCAACATCTGCTATCGCCGAGGCCAAGGTGTCTCTGGTAGTAAGAAAATATCCTACCTCTGTTACAGAATCACCTGGTACAAATCCCTGTGGCGTTCTTATTAACTCATAACGCTTAGTCATGGTTGTGGTAGTAGTATATGTGTCTATGGTGCCTCGAGAGCTGAATGTAGTAGAAGCATATGAAGTTGAGAACTTAGGATTTATAAAGTTGTCAACAAACAAAACTTCTATAGTACCAGCTTCAAATCTAAGACTATCACCTTTAGTATTTGATAGATCGGACAGCACAGTAGCATTAGGATTTGCAGAATAAGCAGAAGCACTTAAAACTTGCCTTGTATTAGGAACCCAAAAATAACCACTGACAGCGCCAAAGCTGTCTGTAATTACTTCCCGGGCTGTCATATCACCGTACAGGACTTGTTCTGCTCTAGTTGAGCTAAAAGTATTTGGCGCCATCCAGTCAGTGCAATCAATCCCACCCAAGAAAAGATGTAACTTAGTATTAGGTTTGGCTCCCTCTACCGTAAAATTTACTTTACGAGTTCGCATGTGGGTATAAAAAACGCTGTCTGTGAGTTTAGTACTTGTGGAAGGGTCTTCACTGGTTTGTATAGACAACTTAGTAGCACTTCGGTGTCCAGTAGTAGTAATTTGAGATGCCCAAACTCCTGGACCATCTACCGCAGTGTTATCATTAGTACCGGCGTACGAACCCTCTACTTTTACTATTTCTATTGGACCCTGAGTGACCGGTTGCCAGTCTCCATATTCATAACCGTTAGACCCAGCTATAATATCTTGAAGATATTTAAAGTGGGCAAGGTTACCGTCTGAGTCGACAGTTACACTCACTTTATTTTTATCAGTCCAGGAGTCTGATGATGGGTCTAAAAACACATTACCAGTAAAAGAAACAACTTGAAATGGATTCACATTTAAAGTATCAGAAGCTAATTCTTGAGAAACAAAATTTATCTCTGAGAACGGAAGCGTGACAATTTTATTGTTTATACTGAGACCACCCCCGGTTTGAGGAACCAGCTCAGTAGAATCCCCAGTAAAGGTAGGACGCATAATCTGTCGGCGCCTATCGATAGACGCCTTGTAGTTTTTATCAAAAACATTACCTACTGAATGTCCCTTAAATGGATCAACTACAAAACCGTTCTTATACCTGGCATCTCCGTTATTATCAAGAAACTGAGTACTTGCAACTTGAGATTCAAGCAAGTTCAGCGAAGTATAATACTCGAGTTTTTCTACTCTCTTTTCAATATTACCAATGTCCTTCATTGTGTATCGAGAATTGTCTTCTAGCCTTATCCTTAAATCTTTTTCACTGTACGTATAAGGATTTACAAAGATAGTTGCCAAAAGCAATTGATCTTTATCAGTATCTGGAATTATAGGATTGTTTAAGGATGGAGTTCCGGAGGTAAGAACAAAGTTGCCCCCAGCGTCCAAAGAAAGTTTATGTACTATTTTCTTGTAATAGCTGTAATTAGCTTCTGCTTCAAATGTTTGAGAATCAACAATTTGATGATTGTCAAAGGTCTTTGTAGAGTGATAGTAATTAGCACTTGCATCAGCCGTTCTAGTAGGTCTAAAATCTAAAGCGTCTCTTAGAGCAACCGTACGTCCTTTTTCATCCCTGTAGTATGGAATATTGTTATAGTCGGGATAGCTTGCCTGTGAAAAGAAGCCTAAACCACCACCGTGCGCATAGTAGTCAAAGTCTACTAAAATTTGGTTTGTGCTTGCAGACAGCCCTGGCTTTAGTGTAAGAGTTGAATGATCATAGTACGTATCACGGGCGTTAGGATCAAAGTTAAAGTTGTTAGTAACATCTTGTATCGTCGTAGTAGCACTATTGTTAGCTGGAATAACTTGACCTGTGTTAGAAGATACAAATGTTGAGTTACCCTCATAGATAGCGTTTATTTTTATTACGTCAGCGTACCCTAGAGAAAGAGAATTGGCTGAAGCAGGATATCCAAGTGCATACGTTTTGGTTGCATTGGTTCTGGTTTTTACTCGTCTAGTATCGGCTGTAACATCTATTGTGGCGTAGATGTCTGCAGTACCAGTAAACGAAGCTTCATTTACATCAATTGTAGCTGACGCTGGGTTACCAGGTGTAGCTGTTGGTGTTGTAACAGACCGGCCGGAGGCCTCCATGTCAACGTTTTCGCCAGTTGATATAGTTCCGACACCGCCAGTTTTAATTACTACAACAAAATTTTCAGTTGCAAGGCTGCCCGTACCAGATGAAAATCTTTCTGAACCTCCTAAAGTCTGAATTGTAGCAGATCCACCAGTAAACGAAACATCAGAAAACTTTCGCTTAAACTTGTAATCGACGTTACTGGTGTTTGCTACGTGGGTATGAGGAAACAGAAACAAACTTCTGTTAAATTCTTGATCAGATAAATTTACACTTCTAAAAGTAAGATCAGTAGTCGCACTGCCAGTAGCATTATTATTTAAGGTAATAGTATCAAACAAAATGGATTGTACAAGAGTGCCAGCAGGTATTCCAGAACCGGTAACTATCTGACCAACTTTAACACCAGCTATACTCTGTAATCTAACTTCTGCACTACCTGATACGGTTGTACCGGTTTTAACAAAAGTGGTAATACTGTCAGAATGAACTGCAGCATATGCATTGCTTGAAGCTACTCTTACACTTTTTATAGAATTAAAGTTATTTGCACTGACAGTAATTTTAGTATCGTATAGGAACAACTTGTACTTTCTTTGATCGCTAGTTCCGGAAAGAAACTCTAAATTTCGTATATGAGCTTCACCAACTTTGGAATCCGTATCTGGAACTAATCTCGAGTGTAGTTCTACTCTATCGTCTATATCGATCAACCCATTAGATAGAGTGTTGGCTACTAAGTAGTTTCCATAAAGAGTAGTAATTTTTTGTTCGGTAACCGTGTCGATTGCTCGGGATTTAGGAACAGGAACAGTAATGTTAGAACCGTTTCTAACCCTGTACCCTTTTATGTAAGCAGTTCCAGGTGATAATCTTGCAACAAGATTAGCAGTAGTAGCCGCAGTATTAGAAATAGAAATCTTGAGGCCTTCAACTGTGTAGTTTCCGGACTCTTCGTAAGTTCTCTTTGCTAACACATCTGCAAGAGTGTTATAATCCGGAGCAGGCCGTTTGCGGATAAATTGTCCATCCTTAATTCTAGCTACTTCAAAGTAGTTGTTTGAAGTTAACGGTGGCGCATCAAGAGATGAAAGCGGTTTAGCAGTAACCGTTAGTTCTACCTTCAACCTGTCTGCACCAGGAGCAGCATAGTTGTAGCTCCCCCTTGCAGGATCTGTTAATGTACTGTCAATATCACTGGTAATTAAAGTTTCCGAAGATGTAAATCCAACACTTACTATATGCTCTATATTTGCAGCAACTGCAACAGTCTGCTTAGGAGCTCTAATAAACAGTCCTTTATGGTAATAAACTGACTCATCTACAGAATACAAGAAACCTCTAGTCACCGGTCTTTTGGCAACAGAGCTCTCTACTGTAGACAGTACTTGAGCGGCACCTGTGTTAGAGAAGAATAAACCGGTGTTACTATTAATGTACGATGAGCTAAAATCTATAACCTCATTATTAGCTACAATAGAATAGTAGATAGAAGAATTAGATGTAGTGTTAGCACTCTGTAAATACTGAACGTAAATTAGATCCGAGTCACCACCAGCAGCAGGCACTGCTTTTTTAACGTAAAACAAATCCTGTGAATTACGACTTCTAGCATACTTTCCTTCAAAACTAGTTACATCAATTGCTACACCACCATAAGAGCTCTTCAGTCTTAAAACACCTACTTGGTCTAGTATCTCTGTTGAACCACTGACCTGTGAACCATCTTTAAAGATATGGTTACCAAAACGGTGGATTTGATTTTGCAAGATAGACTGTTGCTGAGTTAGCTCTCTAGCTTGAACTGCAAATCCAGGACGATACAAAATCCGATGAAAGTTTTTAGTTTCATCGTAATCATCGTAGTATGGATCTACGTTAAAGTTAGTCGTAAGATTGTTGTTAGCAGTCATATCTGTTTCTCTTTATCAAAACTTAACTGTAATAGTAAAGTTTTCTGTTTGAGCTATATCTCTTTCTATAGGTGCTTGTGTTACTGTATAAATCATCTGGCCGGAATAAGGTACCAGATCTGGCTTGGTAATTCCTTGTACAACAGCGGTTACTCCTGAGTTGTTTGCTGAAAGGTTTTCCCCATTAGCAAAATTTCCATTAGGATAGGTCAAATGAAGTACACCAGCTGTACTTGTAGCATTGGTATTTGCAAAATAAACTACCCTACCCTTAGCACCGCTTGTAGCACCTGTTACAAATTCATCTTCAACAAAAGTATCGGAAATGCTATTTAGCGTCAATCTAGTTGTCTGATCGTAACGTAGGTTGCTAGCTACTCCTCCCGTAGACCGTTGGGTGGGGTCTTTAATTATTCCGTATATTCTAAACTGGTTATTGGCATGAAAGAAACCTGCTTCGTCCCCATCAACCTCAATATTCATAGTAACATTGGTAGCAAACAATTCATTCACTGGATCAGATCCGTGGCCACCTAGTCCAGGAAGATAAGCAACTGCACTAGCACCCGATCCATAGACAGGGTTAGCCGTGATTAATACACTAGCCCTAGAGTAACTAGTCCCTTCATTAATTCCAGTAATCTTGGTTATTGCACCAGATTGTACATTAGCGTACGCGGATGCCCCATTACCATCTCCAACTATATTTATCCGAGGTCCAATGTGGTAAGTACTGGAGGTGTTAGGTGATACTGTAAATGCATTATTAACTGTCAGTAGTTTGGTTGTAGCATTGTATCCAGTGATTATTCTTAGCTGGCCAGCGCCAAGACCATTGGAGATAAAAATAGTAGAACCGTTGTATACATTATCAGTACCCGATGCATTATTAGCAATAGTTAACTGAGTGGTACTTGTCACTCCAGCAATAGTACCTTTATTTTGAAGGTAACCACTTCCACCGCTTGTTACTTCAAATATTGGTACAGAACCATTGGCAGCTGCTTGCTGCACGTTCCATTGAGCACTTCCGTCGTCCGAGGCAATAGTTTTTACCGGTATATGATTGACTCCACCAAACCGATTCATATCAGCTTGGCTAATGTCATACATGAACTTCCACTTATATCCATCACTGGTAGTGATAACAGATGTTGATCTTCCAGTCGGACTAACTGTACTTGGTACACCATCGGCGTTAAATAAACATTTGTATACTTCGTTGTTGCTTGTGATTACATAGAAGTTGCTGGTTGCAAGGTTGACATTGGTGTCACTATACTCTGTATACATAGTGTTAGTAGTCCAAAGATACTTGGACACGGCCATGGTAACATTATTATTAGATACCTTCTTTAACGCGGTCATCCCCCTCCAAACATCTCTCTCGGCAAACACCGTATCTTCGATAGCAGGAGGACTAGATTCTGATCCCCAAGGATCAATTCTAGAGTAGAACAAATACATTTGTGAAGGATCAGATTCGTCAAACCCTTCTTTAAACTGCGTAGCAGCATGCACGTTAAATTTTTTGCTAGTAGTGATAGCCATTGTTAAATGTTACCATCGTAGATATATCTGAATACACCGTTAGACATTGCTTCGCCGGCAAATTCAGTATTGATTGTGAACGTAGTGTTACTGAATACAGTATTAACTATATATGTCGTGTTGCCAGACGTACCTGGTATTCTATCTTCAATTTCTATCTGCGATCCACCCTTAACGATGGTAGAGAATGCTACGCTACCATCACCCTGTACAACAAACGGCGTACCGAGGATTACAGGATCGTCTAGGTATTGAGTAATTGGTTGACCAAGGTATGTTTGAATTGTATTTGTGTTGGATACGTAAATGAATCCATCTGCTAGCAAGTATACATCTTCAGCAGGCTCGTTTACAGTCAACGTAGAAGCAATTGACGTAGCAAACATATCTCTAGACAGTATAGTGTCTGTTGATACGGCAGTAGTAGGAGTGATGGACGTCAGTATAGAATCACGACTTATAACTGCATCTGTAGAGAAGTCTTGACCATCTGTAAATGTTGTTGGGTTAATCTCATATTGTACACTGTGTGTCGGTATTGTAATAGTACTGGTTAGAGATTCTACCGGTAGCGTACGATCTATTTGAGTAATTAAACCAAACGTAGTCGTCAATGATCCTACCGTGATACCATCTTTACCACCAATCAAATCAGTAGAAACCAGAGTCTCGACCTCTAGGCCAGTTAGATCAGCTTCAGTTTCAATATCAATCTGACCAAACAATGCGGTACCAGCTGGATGAATTACATCACGTACTATGTTTTGGTATGTCTTTAACGCTTTTTGTGATCTGATTACGTAACTAAATTCTTGATAGTAGTAGTTGTCTTGTAATCTTTGATCCCAACTCAAGAAACCCTTTGAGTCTTTGTAGCTTCCCTGCTCTTCAATAACACCGGTTATAACTGGATCGCCTATTGCAGCAGTGGTACCTGATCTTGTATTGTTGGTTACTGTAACTGCATTAATTGCATTATAAAGTCTTCCCCTATTTGTTACGGTGACATCTGTAATAGATCCTGGAACAAAGGCAGGTGTAATAATAGCATTGCGTCCTTTAAAGCCACCTAATCCATCTGGAATATCAAGTGCTGACACTCTTACTTCTTCTGCTGTTACAGTTGGTATAGAATTATTAGCGTAGTTACCGGTAATTACTGTTAGCGCGCTTATTTTACCGGTTACTAACTCTAGTGTTCCTAATGCCGCGCTTAGCGCAGTATATGCATTAGACGATGCGAGATTGGAACTGATAACACCAGAGTTTGAACTATATGTGGTACCATATTCAATCGGTGTATCTGAAAGACCTTCTATAGTATCAGTGTACGCAAATATAGTTTCAGTATTTGTAATAGCTGATACTGTAGCGGAACCTACCAAACCACCCTTTGGTAATCCACCGGTTATAGTAATGACGCTATTCTCGCCTACTGTATAACCACTACCACCATTTGTAATTACAAATGTTAATACTTCGTCACTAGTAGCATCTACAACACCCGTTGCCCCTGTGCCAGTTACACTAGTGAAAGTAACACTATCACCTACCTGGTGACCAATACCACCCGATGCACTAGCCGAACCAAATTCAACATCATTAAGTGGTCCAACTGTATTAACAACGAAACCACTTAATCCATCTGGGGTAGTTACTTGCTCAAGATCAATAAACGTACCTGTTACTTCATTAACTCTTAATTGTTTTACTTCAACGCCACTTTCAAATACAGTAAGTACTTTTAATACCTTACCGACAGCACCGGAATTAGAACCGGTAATTATTTTACCTACCGCAAGTTCTAGATTACCAGAGAAAGGAGCACCTAGACGTACAATAGTATCTTGAGTCCATCTTCCATCAGACGCTCTTAGGATATTTTCGCTAGGCTTATAAATCGATACATTCTGATCATACAGAATACGGAATAAAAGATTATACGCAGCCGCACTCCCTTTTGCGCGATACAAGTCTTTTATTCGTTTTGCGACTAGTCTTTTATCTGCAAGTACATTCTTAGGAAAGTCCGCTAATACTTCTCGTCTGAAATACTCATAGAACTTATTAAGATCGGTAGTATCGATATCACGGTTATTTAAATGATTCTTACTAGCGTCTGTAACCTGGCCACTAGTCTCCATCCATTCATAGTATGCTTTTAGGAACGCAACGAGATTAGGACCCTCTTCTAAAAGATATCCAGGGACCTGGCTTTCTATTAATGTCGATATTTTATTATCGGTAGCCATTTAGTACGTCGACGATACTGATACTACACCTGTCTCACTAGAAACAGTTGCTTGATTGGTAGATGACAGTGATCTAGACTGTGCTTCAGCTGAGTCTGTGTTATTGTTAATAATCGATACAGAAGCATCGGCAAGCTGTACAATTTGATTTCTGACAGACTTAACTACCTGATCTCTAGGTACAGCGTTTATCTTAATACCATCGCCCGTATATGATGTGAATTTTATAGCGTTAGTTCTCACAGTCCCCCGCGCATAATCCACGGTACCTGCATTACTGCTAATGTATACTCGTGCTCCACTTGCGATTCTGTAAATACGCAGCCTTCCTGATCCATCATCATCAAAGTAACAAGTAAATCCTTGATAGGTAAATGCACTGCTGCTGATTGCATACTTGTGCCCTGAGTGTGGGTTGTATATTGCATTGTTGAATTTTACTTGATATGATTGGTTCAAATTTGTATTAGGAATAAAACGCCGCTGCATTAAATTAGTAACCGATACGTTTATTACACTATCATCTATAGCATCAACCTTCTTAATAAATTCTGACAGATAGAAGCTGCGGTTAAACACTCCCAAATCATCAATATTAAAAGAAGACATAACACTGTTTACTTGGTTGAGTAGCGTATCCCCATTTTTACTAGTAATGTTGGGATTGTATCTTACCTGTACAGTAGGAACGACATATAGGTACTCAGCATCTACAAACACTGGTTCTATAGTAATTACGTTTCTAGAATCTAGTAATTCTATTAATTCTTGTTTGCGACTGGGGGTAAGAGTTGAATTACCTATAGGCTTAGCTGCGATATAAACCTTGCCGTATACAGGGGGACTATTCTGTTCGCCACCCCATACACTAATAGTCTGTAAATCAGGTGCATTGTTTAAAAGGATGTTCTTATAGTCGTTAGCAGTTACAGCACGGTTTTGGGCACTGTAGTTTCTAGGAGCGTTAAACTTAATACTGTCTATAGACTGTGGATTTGCACCGCCGCTTGCTCTACTAGTAGTACTAATGGTATATGAGCTATTACCAGCAAGTGTAGCAGGACCATTGAATGTTCTAGCACCGTTAAGTAAAGGGCCGTTACATACGTTGTAATTAAGTTTAACGATATTACCATCCGATGGCTTTTTACTTAGTATGTTATCACCGAACAATACTTCGAAAGCGCCGTCATTATTCTCTTGAAGGAAGTATACGGCAGAGTTTCCATTTACGGTTGTTATGTCGTCTGCTAACTTATAAACCTGTACAGCCGTGTTAGAAACGCTCTGCTGCACGGATACTTTAAGGCTAGTGGTATCACAGTTTTCATTATTAAGCAAATAACGTACAGGCGCTACTGAACTAACTGTATAAGATTCCTGTACAGGATCGCCTTCTCTAATAACCATGCTATTAGTATAGGTACCACTATCACTTCTATTAAAGGTAGTGCTATTAATAGAC